CTAACGTCAACAATATGATAATGTAGATTAATCGATTCATGGCCGGATAACTGTATTGCGCAAGAAGTTGGAGAATTCACTTCGTACATCGAAACAGGGGCATGCCTTGATGTACTCTACCGGTTCAACCTCCCCACTGCCATCCAGATCAGGCGAAGTATCTCGATGTCCGAGCACTTCGATTATAGGATATTCTTTACAAAGCTTCGCTACCAGTTCACGTAATGCTGCCTTTTGAGCCGAAGTACGAGTATCGGCAGGTTTTTCGGCTGCATCTAAGCCACCTATGTAGCAAATACCGATAGAATGTCTGTTATACGAAGATTCCGAGAAACCTTTGGTGTTACAATGTGCTCCATCAACTGTGAGCGGTCTACCTTCTTCAATCATTCCATCCAGGTCAATGACAAAGTTATAACCGATCTGGCTAAAGCCTCTTTGCTTGTGCATCCGGTCAATGTCCTTTGCGCGTAAATCCTGCCCGGCACGTGTGGCAGAACAATGGATGATAATTGCATCAATAGTTTTCATTTCTTTTCCTCCTTTTTAGTTAATGGACCAACTTTAATCAATTTGACATGGCAAATGACAGCTATCATAATCACTGTTCCTAACCAATGCCAAAAATCTTGAAAAATGAACTCCATGACTTCAATCATTTAGCACCTCCTTTTTGCAGATAGTTCGTTAAATATGGTATGTTCTTTATAAACTCGACACTTAGTACGTAATGCAGGAAAGCTACTACCTTGTAACCATTACTAGAGTTAGGTAAAATCTCTTTTATGTTTCGAAGAATATTTACTCCATAGAAATAAAATACGCTGTACGTAATAAATGAGACACATTGCAGAGCACCTTCCGGATTTCCTTTATGCTCACCTATAAAATAGATACAACTAACCAAGGCAAAGAAAATGGTTGCTTCTACGATACACCTCCAAGCTTTTTTAAAAGAAAAACTCTCATGATTGATAAGGAGTGCAGTAAGCAGTCCACAAATGAAATTGAGGGCAAATACAGCAATAAGACTTTTGATCTCCCCAGAGATAGGATTGAGATAAGCAGCTATACCGGTAATCAATCCAATAAGTAAGTTTTTGAAATAATCCATAACCATTTATAATTTTAAATTAATACTTCGTTTCAATGCCTAATTTTATTTATCCAATTCATAACTATATTGTATTCCAATAATTAAATAGGCTTGGTAAATCGGAAAAACTTCTTTCTGAAGAAACCACTGACCTGTCTAACATTACGCCTCCTCCTGCTACATCGACAAAAGAAAAGTGTTTAGAGTCAAAATTAATAAGTTCCCATTGTAGCCTGTTTGATTCAAATCTGGTAGCCATTAATCTTACAATAGTACCCTTGTTTTTCACAAATAATGAAATACCATTTCCTTTATATGATACAATACCGTAGTCACTAGCACTACCTATTCGCACACCGCCACCTATGGTGATGTTTTTATCAAGATATACCGTTAAAATTGAGCCTATATACATTTCGGAGTTAGGTAAAACAAAATCTAAGCTTGTGTTATCTTTTACTATGAAGTTCATCGTTTTCGGATATTTATCTTTCGTTGTTTCATAAGAAGTCGAAAACCTGCTGGCAAAAAAACCATTCAAATAAATCCCTCCATTCTTACCGTCTATTTCTATATTAGGAGCAAAATTATCATTCTCAAACTCATCTGAAGGGGCATCGCCTATATATCCAGTTTGTGATATTAGTTTTTCGTTTTTGAAAATTAATCCACCTAAATTAGCATATTCTGCTAACAACAACTGTGTAGCTACACTATCAAACTGTGCACCGAAGGTATTCCATTTACTCGTATCTGTAGGAGTTTTCCCAAAGAATACCCCGGCATCTATCCGAGTAACATAATATACATCATTGTACTTAACTACATCAAGTCTGTATTTAGTGCCGTAATATGTATTTGAATCGCTATAAACTCCTCTAAAAACAGTTGCAGGACTTTCCCCTTTATCCCCTGGTTCTCCTTTATCGCCTTTACCTCCATCTACTCCATTTACTCTTAATGGTACACTCCATTTTTGTAGCAATGTCCCATTTGCCGATTTCTTTGCAATAGTACACCATAAGTATTCAAGGGTGCTTAATGCAGGAATGACAGTATCCCAGCCATTCGGAATATCGGATGTATTTAGTAATTCCGGCGGCGTTGTATTTGAACCATTCTTAGCATACCGATATTCAAAATACGCACCATCCGAACCGTCATTTCCATCTTGACCGAACTTTGCCCATACAGCTGGGGAAGAGAATCCTCCCCATACGCCATTTGTTTTCTTTCTAACACATACCCATTCGTAAATATATGTTGATGTAACACCTCTAGGATCATCCGCCCACCCATCAGGTATAAAATCATCGGTTTGTGATATTTCAGTAGGACGAGAGGGAGATGTAGACGCAGTAGTTCTCTTGTAAATATATTCATACCCATCTCCATCCATACCTTTCTCTCCCCATTTAGACCAAACAACAGGAGATGAAAATTCTCCCCATACGCCAGCAATTTTATATCGTACGCAGATCCATTCATATAAATAGGTAGAATTAACTCCTTGAGGATTATCCGACCACCCCAAAGGTACATAGTCCACTTCTTGGGATGTTTCAGGTTTGGTCGGAGGTGTGGATATAGTGGTTTGTTTATAGATAAATTCAACATCTGTACCATCTGCTCCATCTTTTCCATTAATTCCGCTAATACGTATTGGAGTGCTCCATTCTCCTACAACACCTGCGCCACTTACCTTAACCTGTGACATCCAAACATGCATTGTATTATTGGGAGATGTAGGTACTGAACTCCATCCGTATGGGGGAATATCACTGCCGGACGGAGTTGTGGGCTGCGTAGCTTTTGTCATATAAACATATTCTATATGATCTCCGTTTGTTCCGTCATCCCCCTTATCACCTTTATTACCATGAGAAGCAATAATAATCCAATAGGATTTATTAGTAGGTACAATATCCTTTGAAGGAGTTTTGCTAATAAATTTGTAAGAAGAAGCACCGTTCCCATCATCATAAGTAACCTCATCTCCTTCATAATATGTATATAAATTATTATACACACCTCTAAAACAACCGATATAACTTTCTTCTCCACTTCCACTCTGAATAATGGATCCTTTTAGTCGCAATTTGCCATCTCCCTTTGAGTTGAAATCTATAAATTGTTCATTATTACCAACTCTAAACGAATTGTTGACAAAATCAATGAAGTTCAAGCCATCGGAAGACACTACCATGTCAGTAGCTATTCGTCCAGGCAAAACTTCTGTAAAGCCATAAAGGGAAACAAAACTTCTACTACCTTCATACTCGCTGTTAAGCACTCCAGTGAGCAAATGATAATATCCAGCTATCTGTTCCATTTTAATAGCTGTTTCACTCAAGAGGAATGTTCCGGCTTGATTCTCCTTGCCAACTTTAGCATATAGATAATATTTCTTTTCCGGGTCAATGAGTGTCGGAGAATTGTATTCAGCCATATCCCAGTACTTATATTCGTCTGCCTTATGAGAGGAAGAAAGAGAACTGATACCGAGTGTTAAATGCTGAAGGATTCCTGCCGGAGCGTTCAGTATCTTAGTATTGGCATTATAGGTGATATTGTGAGATTCCTGTGCCGGATTGGTTTTTGAATTAACAAAACGGAATTGCAGGCTTTCATCACCTACAAGCAGTTGCATGGTTGAAACGGTTATCGGATTGACAGAGCCGGAGAAGTTCAACAGTGCATCTTCAAGCATAGACATCGTTTCCTTTGCGTCACGGAACCGACGTTTAGTAAACTGCAGGGCGTCCTTATGCTTGGCATCCACCTCCACTTTGTTTGTCTCAATCTTATTCAAATCACTTGAAACAGACGTACCGACCGGTTCGTTTGACAACTCTATTTCGGGTGAATACGGATTATTCACAAAACGTTTAATTCCGATCATCCGGATAAGGGAACCTTCTGGATGAAATTGTGTGTCATAGAAATCAACATACCCTCCGAGTACTATTTTACCACCAATCTGCAACCAGCGTTTTTTAGCCCAAATTCCATCGAGCGTGCCGGTAAATGTGAACTTCTTATCTTCATGCTCGTACAGGTATTTGGCTGCTTCCTTGAAAGCTTCCCAGCTCGCACCAGTCTGTGTAGAATTGTCACAGATATAGGCTTTCGGCAATTGGATACCGAACACCGCATATGTATCACCCACTTTCGGACGCCAGACTTTCGGCTCCGGCATGGTTATACCGTCAATTTCTTGTGGAACAATTTCAAATCGACGTGCCTCTTTCTTGTCTTTCGCTTCATGAATGTACTTTACTTCGAACTCTTTGCCGGTAAGCGTACCTGTTTGGAAAATGACAGTCATACTTTCACCAGCGATGAGACAATCTTCGAAATTCAACTCTTCGGGGATGTCTTTGTCTACAAAGTCAAAGAAGTTATTCTCTTTGTTGACTTCAATTACAGAACTGACGGTACCGACACGGGAAGGATAAATAGCCGTGCAATCCAAGCTATCTTCCTTGGCGGTAGTAAGTTCTTTGTCAGCACGCATGACACAAGTCCCGTCCGCATCAGTTTTATACGTCCGTCCTTCGTAAATAAGGGTCTTTGATTTTGGGAGTAACAGATTCTTAGCTCCGTATGTTGAGTAATCAATGTTGCGATCAGAAGTTTCTACCAAAATTATTTCGGGTGGTATATCTCCGGACTCCCGACTAACACCGACTTTAAATCCGTGACCTTTACCATACGATAGTTTCAAAGGGCTCTCCTTGTTATACTCAACTTTACGCAGATGAACAGTTTTTATATTGTTTTCTTCGGTAATCTGCCATTCCGTTTCATACGTATCCGCTAGCTGGTTTAAAGCGTCAAGTATATAGGTGTGATTGTAGTTGATTACTTTCTCCGTTCCCTCGATACAATCACCGACTTTCCACCCGGTACTCCGACGGTTCAGGTTCTCAACAAGTAGACGTAGATGTTCGTGTGCCTTAGCTGTATATGAGAATTTAATACTTCTGTCAACGGTATGGCGTACTTTCCACAACATCGTATCAGCCTTGCCAGTTTCAAGAATCAGTGTATATTCGAAGTTACGTTCACCGTTTTTCTTGAAATTGCTATCCTTCTTCAAAGAATAACGCTTTCCGTAGAAGTCACACCAAGAGCCAACCGGTATTTCCAAGTATCCAGGATGAGAAAAATACAAAGTGAGTGTATCTTCTCCCATGATAGCTTCATAAGAGTAGCTTTCATCTTTTACTTCGAGCTTTATTTCTTCTGAACCATTATATAAAGTAATCATATCTATTATAAGCTATCAATCAATGAAATATGTTCGGCTCAAAGATAATAAATAAGCGTTTATTAAACACATATACAAAGATAAAAAATAGAAAATAAAGAATAAGAACAATATAAGTCAGTAACCAAATAAAGTTTAAATAGCCTTCCCCCCCCCATTCAAAGCCTGTTTTTATACCTAAGTTCTCTCTGCGTCAGTCATAAATTTTCTTGTAGTACTTTCTTCAATCATTGATGCTGAATGAGAAGCCGGATGAGAGTAATTATTAGCTCCGGAGGCTATTCCACTAAGTTTTGTACGTTCTGCATCCGTCATAAAACGATGAGTCGAATCTTCTTCAACGTCCGTCGCTGTATGTTTATGAGAACTTGCAGCATAACTACCCTTAGGTTGGTATACTGAATCGTGGTTGTGATTTCCTGCAGCTTTACTATCCCAATTAGCCTTTTCAGAATCCGTTACAAATCTATGTGTAATATCATCCGTGATGTCAGATGCCGAATGCTTATGTGATAAAGCTGCATAATTCCCTTTTGGTTGATACGTAGAATCATGATTATGGTTTCCCGCAGCCTTACTGTTCCAGGTCTCTTTTTCTGTATCGGTAACAAAGCGGTGAGTACTATCCGGAGTAATATCCGTTGCTCCATGTGTATGCGAACTCGCTGCATAACTACCTGCTGGCTGATACACTCCGGCATGAGTATGATTAGACGGAGAAGCACCAACCTCGGAAGCTGTATATGAAGGTTTATTCGGCTGCTTCGCCCACGATGAAACATCACTTGCCGGCATAGAAGAAGGGAAATCGCTAATATCTGAAACCTTATGTGTATGCGCTTTCGGTGTACGGGCATCACTTAGACGTGCATCATTTCCCACACAAACAGTCCCGTCGGCACTACCAAAATTCTTATTAAAAGCAGAGTTTTTAGTGAATGCAGGTTCGTATGTACCAGCATGATTGTGATTAGATGGAGATGCACCTACTTCGCTCGCTGTGTAACTAGGTTTACTAGCAGCCTTCGCCCATGCTGGTACATCGCTTGCAGGCATTGAGGTAGGAAAGTCACTGATATCCGCTTTCTTATGCGTATGAGCCTTGGGAGTGCGGACATCACTCAACCGTGAATCATTTCCCTGGCATACTGTTCCGGCAGTGGTACCAAAGTTCTTGTTGAAAGCTGTATTCTTTGAGATAACAGGTTCATAAACTCCGGTATGGTTGTGGGCATCCAAAGCAGCTTTCAACGCTTTTCCCTGTTCTGCGGAAAGGACCTTGGCAGTTCCACCACTTGTCAGATTATTAACAATATCAGAAATATTAAGTTTCTTTCCTAGCTCTGTTGCCATCGTCGTGGCAAAGTTAGGATCATTGTTAAGGGCATTCGCCAATTCAATAAGTGTATCGAGAGCATCCGGAGCACCGGCAACAAGCGCATCGACTGCAGCTTTCACTTTTGCGTCAACTCCCGAAACCGCATTGTTAGCCGCCAATGCAGCAGCGTTCGCATCGTCCGTGGCTTTCTTTGCTAACCCTGTTTGTATAACAGATGCATCCTTGGCCGTATTTGCATCATCTATCGCTTTCTTTGCCAAGGCAGTTTGAGCTTCCGATTCAGCTTTAGCGGCATTGGCGCCTGCCGCTGCAATCTTAGCTCCTTCTTTGGCTTCATTAACACTACCAGCCGCAGTATTAGCCGCATCCGTGGCTTTCTTAGCGAGGGCTGTCTGCTCATCAGACGCATTTTTAGCGGCATTTGCATCGTTAGTAGCTTTCTTAACGGCTTCAAGCTCTGCCGTGGCTTCTTCTGTTGCCTGTGTCATTTCCTGCACAATACCGGCATACTCTGACTTACGTTGAGACTCTGCTTCGACACGTTCCGTTTCAGCGTTTACACGCTTAGCCTCATTTGATCCGCGAGTACCTTCCGCAGTTTTACGCGCATCTTCATTCTGCTTTCTCTTGTCTTCTTCTGACGAACGGGAAGTTTCAGCAGTAACCCGAGAAGTTTCAGCTGCCTTTCTCTTGTTTTCCTCTGATACCCGGTCTGCCTCCGCTGACTTGCGGGCAGTTTCGGCAGATACTCGTTCGGATTCGACGGTAACACGGTTAGATTCGGCAGCCACACGTGAGGTTTCATTCGTTTCCCTTGTCGCTTCATCTACTTTCCGCTTATCTTCTGCTGTTATGCGACCTGATTCGGCAGTAGAACGTGCCATTTCAGCCGTTTTTCGTTTATCTTCTTCCTTTACACGTTCAGATTCAGCAGAGGAACGGCCTGTTTCGGCAGTCTTACGTGCATCTTCATTAGTTACACGTGTTTGTTCATCCGAGACACGTTTAGCTTCTGTATCAACACGCCCAGTTTCAGCAGTTACCCGCTTGCCTTCCGCTATAACACGTGCTTCTTCGGTAGATTTGCGTGCATCTTCATTCTGGACTCTTTTCGTTTCAGCAGAGGAACGTCCAGTTTCAGCCGTGGCACGTGCGGTTTCGGCAGACTTTCTCTTATCTTCTTCGGATGATCGCGTACTTTCGGCAGACTTGCGAGCCGTTTCTGCGATCACACGTTCGGATTCTGCATTACCTCTCGTTGTTTCAGCATTCTTTCTAGCTTGCTCGTTAGATTCTCGTGTACCTTCGTCAGTTACACGTTTCTTTTCTGCATTATCCCGTACAGTTTCAGCAGTAGAGCGTCCACTTTCAGCGGTTTTACGTGCATTTTCATTAGTGATACGAACTGATTCAGCGGCTTCCCGGGCCTGCTCTTCACGGGAACGGCTAGTCTCGGCCGTTTGTCGCGATTGTTCGGAAGCATTGCGACGGGATTCAGCAGTTTCACGAGTCGATTCGTTATCTTCAACTGTGGCTTCTAACTGCCTCATATCGGTAGTTGCTGTTTGTGCATCACTCGTAGCCTTGAGCATATTATCTAATGCCGTCTGAATCTTCTCTAGCCCGAATTTCAAGCTCGTTTTGACACCGTTTACTATCCTGTAACCGATGGTGTAGAAGCCTTTCATGTCGCTGGCTTCATTCAATTCTGATATTCTTTTCTTTTTTAATGGCATGGCAATCAATTTAAGTCAATATAAAATTCTCCATCCTCTGTTATAATGAACTCGCCCGCTTCGGATGAAAGCAAAAACTCCGTTTCTCTGATCCGGAAGCAAGTAAACACGAGATTCAAAGTAAATTCCCACCAGACACCACCTCTTAACATAAAATTGTTTGTCTGGCAATCTTTATAGTAGCAAGGATAACTTTCACTCCATCCATCACAGTATAATACCCTCTCCGCATCGGAATATTCGTAACCTTCATTATCGGTCTTCGTAGTCAGTTTAGTTAGATCATAGAGTAAGGCATCATAGTTCTGCCAAAAAGTTCGAATATCCGTTGCCCGCATCAGGCACTTTAAAGAAACTTCCTTTGCCTGAAACTTCACATATTCACCGTCGTAGATTGCACCATCTTGCCTTTTGAAGTTCTGCAATAGGTTTTTCTTTACCGTCGGAGCTTTCAGTATTTCAGCATTACTACCTTTCAAAATGACTACACCATATTCCGATAAATCCCGATCATCTATTTCGTACCCCCTTGGTAGAGGAATGGAACAAACAGGTTCCTGGTATTCATAATTTGCTTCGCGGGGGAAGTCGTTGGCGAAAGTTATCTTCACGACCTGAAATCCCGGATAGATTGCATAACTGTTCTGTGAGGAAAGACGTAAACGATAGGTTCTATCAAGAATAGGAAAATAAAAATCATGATATCCCATATCTGATAAAACAGCAACTAATCCACTAAATCCCAGATCGTCTTTACAGGCAAAATCAATACTCAATTCATAGGTGTTTAACGTCAAGCTAGAAAGATCTATTTCAATACCATCTTCTTCCGGCCAATCATTTTTATCATCCGATTCTTTAGCAGGAGGAAATGCCATAAGATTATCATAGCTTCCTTTTATAATAAATATACCGAGAGTGGTATATGTATTCTCTCCATCTATAAAGCAAATTCCTTTCATCTTACGAGCTTTATCCCTTTATCATTTATCTTTTCAATACCTGCTTTCATCGACTTCATATCCTTCTC